TCTTATTCCGACGAAGTGTACAATTATCTTGTTCAGCTTGAAAACAGTATTAAAGATGCACACTTCGATGCACTGCATCATAAAAACAATGAAGGCGACTATAACTTAAGACGTCCTTTGCCTAAACTTTCTGAAAAAATAGAAACAAAAGAAGAGACTCCTGAAATACGTGTTGAGAATACTAATCAGCAAAGTTATAGCCAACTAAGAGCAGAGGCGAAGGAACTATGAGTGCAAATACAGATTTAATCAAAACTCCTTATCAAAAAGAAAAGTACACATCACAACAGATCAGTGAACTTGCTCGATGCGCAATGGATCCTCAGTATTTTATTACAGAATATTGCTGGATTCAGCATCCTACCAAAGGGCGAATGAAGTTCGGGTTATTTGATTATCAAAAACAACTGTTAAATGCTTATCATGATCACAGATATAGTATTGCTCTTATTAGTCGTCAAATGGGTAAGTCTACTGCCGCCGCTGCATACTTGTTGTGGTATGCAATGTTTAATTCTGACCAAACTATTCTTATTGCTGCACACAAATATTCAGGTGCTCAAGAAATTATGCAAAGAATAAGATTTGCATACGAACTTATGCCAAATTTTATACGTGCAGGTGTAACAGCGTATAACAAAGGTAGTTTAGAATTCGACAATGGTAGTCGCATTATTGCACAAGCAACAACAGAAAATACCGGACGTGGTTTAAGTATCTCACTAGCATACTTAGACGAATTTGCATTTGTGAGGCCTACTATTGCTCGTGAGTTTTGGACAGCACTATCGCCAACGTTGAGTACAGGTGGTAAATGTATTATTACATCAACACCAAACCAAGACGACGATCAGTTTGCACAAATTTGGCGAGAAGCAAATAACACACAAGACAGTTATGGCAATGAACAAGAAGTAGGGCGTAACGGATTTAAAGCATACAGTGCAGACTGGAATTTTCACCCAGACAGAGATCAAAAATGGGCCGATGAAGAACAAAGTAAGATTGGCGAAGAAAGGTTCAGACGTGAACACCTCAATGAATTTATTGCCTTTGATGAAACACTTATTGATAGCTTAAAACTTGCATCAATGGAAGGTAAGGATGTTTATAAAAAGTCTGGTGAGATAAGATGGTATAAACCAATACAAAAAGGTAAAACATTTATTGCAGGACTAGATCCTAGTCTCGGCACTGGTGGCGACAACGCTGCAATTCAAATATATGAACTGCCGGGCATGCGTCAAGTTGGAGAATGGATGCATAATAAAACTCCAGTGCAAGAACAAATTAGAATTTTAAGAACTATGTTGACTGAAATTCAAGAGCAAGCATCAGACAGTGAAATATACTGGAGTGTAGAAAATAATACACTAGGCGAAGCAGCACTAGTGGTCATCAACGAAATGGGTGAAGAAAATATACCTGGTACATTTATAAGTGAACCTAAAAAAGCTGGATCAAACAGGTCATATCGCCGAGGGTTTACTACTACTAATAAAAGTAAACTTGCTGCATGTAGTAAATTTAAAACCTGGGTAGAGACCGATAAAATGGAAATTGCTAGTAAGTCGTTACTGCGTGAAACAAAAACTTTTATTGCTCGTGGAGCAGCATATGCAGCCAAAGACGGGGAAAAAGACGATTTAGTAATGTCTGCTTTGCTTGTAGTCAGAGTTGCGCAACAAGTATCACAATATGATGAGATCACATATAATGAACTTAAAGATAGTTTCTCTGACGAGGATAATGTAGAACCTATGCCTATCTCCTTTTTAGTATAAATACATTACAATAGAAAGTTTTTAAAATGTTGAGTTCAGAGACAGTCGCAGAAAAGATATTTAAAATACTCAAAGGCAACGGACATGAAATCCAAATGTTTACCGACGAAGGTGATACTACGGTAGATCCATCTGACAGTAGACGTTTTTATCTTAATAATAACGGTACAATGGTTAGCTTAGACGAAACTGAATCTACTCGTGAAATTAAGGTTAGTATCGGAGCAACAACAGATATTGACGATTTAAAAGACACGCTGTATCAGGTTAAAAAACTAGCTAACAGAAGCATTATCGAATACACACTAAAAACTTATACTAAAGAAATCGAACCAAAAGATTTCGACTATCAAGCACAAAAGGTCAGAGACATGAAAAAAGTTAACGAAGCAATTAGCGCAGCATGGGGTAGCAGTAAAAGCAGTTACCAGAAATTAGAAAGTGCAAAACTAATTATTAAACATAACAAGCCAGTTAACGAAGAAAGTCGTGGATCTCGCAGCAGAAACATTAGTGCAATTTACATTGAAAATGCAGACGGCGAACGCTACAAGTTTCCAAGCAATAATTTAGCAGGCGGACGTGCAATGCTTCGTCATGTTAAAGAAGGCGGAAACCCGTATGATGACTTCGGTCAACATATTGTTGAACAGTGCAACGAACTAAAAAAATTAAAAGAGTTCAAAAAATATAGTGCTAAGAATGGGCTTGTCAATGAAGACACAGCAGACATCGTTGAAGCAGTACACACACGTATTGCAAATATTCGTGAACAATTAAACAAACTTAAAGGTAGTAAAACGTATTCGAATACACTAGAAGCGTTTGTTGGCAAAAACGATCAACTTGATGAAGATGATCTATCAGACATCAAAAACAAATTTACAGTTCAGTATTTTGATGAAACTTTAGAAAGTGCATTGCCGTATGTACAAGCACTAGTTAAAGAAATGCAACACGCTCGTGAACAAAGCACACAAATCGAAGAAGCAATTAACGGCCTTGCAGCTACAGTTGAATCAGCAAGCACTTTCAACTTACGTGCAGGCACAAATTTAGCGTCGGATCCTGAAAACCCAATGAGGTTAAAAACAGAATCAGTGAAATCACAGTTAGGCGCAGTAATGGAATATATCGCTAGTGTCTTAGACGAAAGCGAAACAGAATTGTCATCTAATTTACAAAACGCAAGTAAATTAGTTGACAGTATTCAAGATGATGCTATATTGGGTAAGTCAGCACATGCAATTGCATCGCTGATGCCTAAATTAAACGTCATCGAGAAAACAAAAGTACAAGTAGAAACAGTTGATTGGGATAAAGAGTTCAGTGACATGTTCGAAGAATATGACGTAACTAAACTTTTTAATTGACAACTACGTAAACTTGTATTACAATAGTGACAATAAGTACATTGTCACATAGGCAAACTTAGGCAACAGTTGCATTGCGCAACAAACATAGGCATATTATAGGAGAAAAGACTATGGCATCATTGGCAGAAATTAGAGCAAAACTACAACAACAAGATAACCGCGGTGGCGGCAATCAATCTAGCGGAGGCGACAATGCTATCTATCCGTTTTGGAATATCCCAGAAAATTCAACAAGTGTAATTCGTTTCCTTCCAGATGGAGATTCGACTAACACATTCTTTTGGCGTGAACGTCAAATGATTCGACTTGAATTTGCAGGCGTCGAAGGTCAACCAGACAGTAGACGTGTAGTAGTCAATGTACCTTGTAACGAAATGTGGGGTGCAGTTGGTAGCTGTCCTGTACTATCTGAAGTACGTAATTGGTTTAAAGATCCAGGTCTTGAAGATATGGGTCGTAAGTACTGGAAAAAGCGTAGCTACGTATTCCAAGGTTTTGTAGTTGAAAATTCTCTTGAAGAAGAAGCTCCAAGCAATCCAATTCGTCGATTCGTAATTAATCCGAGCATTTTTAATATTATTAAGGGTGCACTTATGAGTAGTGACTTTGAGGAACTTCCAACGGATTATGAAGGCGGTACAGACTTCCGTCTTACTAAAACAACAAAAGGTCAGTATGCTGACTATAGCACAAGTACATGGGCACGCCGTGAACGTTCTCTTAACAGCGACGAGCGTTCAGCAATCGAAGCACATGGGCTTTATACCCTCAATGACTATCTTCCCAAACAGCCATCGGACGAAGAACTTCGTGTAATTGGTGAAATGTTTGAAGCAAGTGTTGATGGTAAATTGTATGATCCAGCAGCATGGGGCAATTTTTATCGTCCTGGTGGTGTTCAAATTGACACAAGCAATAGTGCACCAAACAATAGTAGTGCAGCAAGTGCACCGTCAGTTGCTCCTGCTCCGCAGCCAGTGGCACCTACTCCGCAGCCAGAAGCATCTGCTCCAGTTGCAGAAACTGCTAACGACACTGGCTGGCAAGACCCTGCTCCAGTTGCAGAAACAGTAGCAGCAACAGCGCCAGCGGCAGACGCAGGCGGTGATAAGCCTAGTGCACAGGATATTCTTGCAGCAATTCGCAATCGTGGAAGCTAATCCTTAACTAACCGGCTAGGGGCGGCACAGAGTCGCCCCTTTTTTTCCAAGGAGATTATTATGGCAAAACCTTTTGACATTGCGAAATTTCGCAAAAGCATTACTAAGAGTGTACCTGGACTTAGTACTGGATTTAGAGATCCCGATACGTGGATTTCAACAGGAAACTATACACTAAACAAACTAGTAAGTGGACGTTTCGATGGTGGCATTCCACTAGGAAAAGTAAGCGTATTTGCAGGCGAATCAGGCGCAGGCAAAAGTTTCATCTGTAGTGGTAACTTAGTACGTGAAGCACAGAAACAAGGAATCTTTGTTGTGCTGATTGATACTGAAAACGCACTAGATGAAAAGTGGCTTCGTGCACTTGATGTTGACACAGCAGAAGACAAACTCTTAAAACTAAACGTAGCAATGATCGACGATGTTGCAAAACTAGTTAATGAGTTTATGAAAGATTATAAGGCGCAGTATGCTGATAAAGATGAAGAAGAACGACCTAAGGTCTTGTTTGTACTCGATTCTCTAGGCATGATGTTGACTCCGACAGATGTCAATCAATTTGAAAAAGGCGATTTGAAAGGTGATTTGGGTCGTAAGCCTAAGGCACTGACTGCTCTTGTTCGTAACTGTGTTAATATGTTTGGAGATTATAATGTTGGACTAGTAGCAACTAACCACACATATGCATCACAGGATATGTTTGATCCGGATGATAAGATTTCAGGTGGTCAAGGCTTTATCTATGCGTCAAGTATTGTTGTTGCAATGCGCAAACTTAAACTAAAAGAAGATGAAGACGGTAATAAAATCTCAGAAGTAAAAGGTATTCGTGCAGCATGTAAAGTAATGAAAACACGTTACTCGAAGCCGTTTGAAAGTGTACAAGTTAAGATTCCGTATGAATCGGGAATGAGTCCATATAGTGGACTTGTAGACTTAGCAGAAGGCAAAGGTGTACTGACAAAAACAGGTAACCGTTTGCAATATACTGATAAAGAAACAGGTGAAGTAACTGTACAATTCCGTAAAGCATGGGAACGTAACGAAAACGGCTGTTTAGATTTAATTATGAAACAGTGGGACGATACTGAAGCTAAGGATGAAAATGTTTTAGAAGATATTGACAACAAAGAACTAAATATCGACATAGCAACATCCGAGGAAGTCACTGCCGATGAGATTAACTGAAGAAGAAATCGAAAACTTTATGAATTTATGGATGTCTGTAAAACCATACATTACAGCTAAAGATAAATTTGAAGCCTGTCAAAAGTTTATAATGACACTTGAAGATCTAGTAGACATCGAAGAATGTTCAAGTGAATTTGTAGGCTTTGACAGCTCAGTTGACAACGTAATCAGAAACAATTATACTACACACATAGAACTAGAAGATTCAGATGAAGATGATGATTGGTAATGGCACAATGGTTTAATGAAATCCGTAGAGATATGGGTAATATTATTCCTGCAATTGATTATTATGAAAAAGAACTTGACGAAGCAAGAGTAGAGTGCAGTCTTAAAGGAAGTGTTGAAAAACATTCCCGTGACATGCCAGGCATAGTTGAGTACCGTTTCAATCAATTGCAGGAAATCGAAGCAATACTCGAATACTTGAATATCGAACTTCGTAAAATTAAAACAGAAAAATATAAGAAGTTTTTAGAGCACTATAATCGTGCGCTGAGTAGCAGAGATGCAGACAAGTATGCTGAAGGTGAACAAGACGTAGTAGATCAACAGCATATTGTTAACGAGTTTGCACTTATTCGAAACAAGTACATGGGGTTAATCAAAGCAATCGATACAAAAGGCTTTCAGATTAACAACATTGTAAAACTACGTGCCGCCGGACTAGAAGATATTTCACTTTAATTTGTAAGTTATTGAAAACGCAGGATTCATTTCTTGCGTTTTCTATTGACACTCGACTCATGATGTCTTATATTATATATGTAGACGGAGAAAAAACATGACAGCATATCAAGTTTATCTAAATCAAATGTTCGACGCAATGTCCAAAGCAGATCAGCTAAAAGCAGTTAAGCAAACTGTTGCTAAACAATCCGCTACTAATTGGTCTGACATCGCAAAACTTGCAAAAGAGGTACAATAATGTTTGAAGTTGGAAAAAAAGTTTACTACGCAAAGCAACAATGGACCAGTCGGGGATATGTTAGCTACGGCAAGTATGTTGCTACTATTGCCAAAGTAAGTCCAAAAAGTGTTGTATTGCAAAGCCAGCCTGGTGTTACTTTTCGGGTTAGCAAAACTAACTTGCAAACTTGGGTTGCTAAATTTAACCAGTTGCAAAGCATTAAAGGAGTTTAATTTAGCGTAATGTTGTATAGTGTAATCGGCGGTACTAAACGAGAACGTGCAGCAGTTGTTGAAGCATTGCATTTTGCAAAACAGTATTGGCTTCCACGGCATCGCAAACTTGCTGTTGATGTTGAGATTGCACCCAATCTTGCTGCCGAAGCAGATTGCTTTGAAGGTGACGATGAACGTGAGTATGAAATTCGTGTACGTAAAGGTCTAGACTATGAAGACTTGATTACTGCTATCTTTCACGAATTTGTACATGTTAAGCAAGATGTACGTAAAGAATTTCCTATGTTTGAGCCCAGTGATATTCCTTACTTTGAACGTCCGTGGGAAATTGAAGCGTATGCAGAGCAAGAAAAAATGTTAAAAAAGTTTAAAAAAGTTGCAGAAAACGCTTGACACTAAGACGTCTTGGTACTATAGTATAAGAGTAAGTTAAGCAAACAGGAGTTAGCAAATGGCATATGTATCACAAGCAATGAAAAAAGAATTAGCACCAGGCATCAAAGCAGTGCTTAAAAAATATAAAATGAAAGCCAGCATTAGTGTTAATAATCACTCAACACTTTGTGTAAACATTAAAAGTGGCCCAATTGATTTTATTGGTGAAGCTAATAAAAAGAACATGGAAATTGCAGAACGCCGTGGTACACCATACTATGAGAACGATGGATACATTCAAATAAACGATCACTATCCTGAAACATACGGTGACGCTAGTGACTTTCTAGTAGAGCTTGTAGATGCTATGAAAGGTCCAAAGTACTTTAACAACGATGACGCAATGACTGATTACTTTAGTCGTTCACACTATACCGACATTAATGTTGGTCGTTGGGATCGTCCATATGTGTTTATGGGCGAAACACAGATGGAGGCAGCGTAATGCGTATGCTGCTTCAAATTGTTCCACGTAAGTATCACTATTACATTGGTTATGTTGTCGGCAAATTTCAGTCGTTGAAAGGAATGAAATAATGGCTTATAATAAAGACGCAGTTAACAGTGCAATCGCAACTAGCCGCAAGCCTGTCAGCAGCAAGGAAGTAAAACTTATTCATTCACTGTTAAAAGGTCACAGCTAATGCAACTGTCTGATTTTGAAATGATGAAAACCGAATCGCCAAAAGGTGTTCAAGCTGTTCTAGACTTTGGTAAGTATTATTTGAGTATCATTCAAAACGAACTATCGCTGGGCAATGATCAAGGACTATATGAAATTGCAGTATACCAAGATGGATGCTATTCTGCAGACCAAATTGAACTACCTGGCATTACTGAAAAAAATAATACAGTAAAAGGCTTTTTAACTGAAAAAGAAGTTGACAACATTATTAAAAAGTTGTATACATTAACTAAGGAAATACCAACACAAGTATAATTTTTATTGGACACGTAGCTCAGCTGGATTAGAGCAAGGCACTTCTAATGCCTAGGTCGAGGGTTCGAGTCCTTCCGTGTTCGCCATAATATACCTAGCGATGGCAAATGGGGAGCCTCAGCGCTCATAACGCTTTGTTGTAATGACCGAGTTGGTTCGATTCCAACCGCTAGGAC